GCCTTCTGGTAAACACTGTCATTAATTCCCATTGAGATAATAGCATAGTCGATTTTTTCGGTGATTGGAGCTAAAACAGCATCCAAGTTATCTTTTAACCAAGCAATTGTTTTTCCAGAGAAGCCCCGATTATAGAATTTGTGGTTAAAGCCATACCCTTTTTGACCGTTAATAATACCGTTTAAAATCTCGGTATAAGTGTTTGGTTTTGGTGTTAAACTTTCAAGAACATTTCCTGAATAACCAGATGTTCTGTACCCATCCGTCGTTGAGTCACCTAGCGTTACGATAACTGTCCGCTTGGTTTGTAAGTCAACTTTCAACCGTTCAAGTGTGATGTCTTGTTTGCGTTGAGTTTCTTGGTTGATAAGAAAAACATTGCTATTGCTAGAAATATGCCTAATTTCATTTTGGTATATTTCAGCCACTTTGATTAGTGAAGCTGCTTTAGAAATATCTTTCTTCTTGTGACTGTCGTAACTATCCATGTCCGCTACTTGAAACTTTTTGTTTTCTCTATCAAAGAGTAACAATTTCCCAGAGTGGTTCGGTAAGGTAATTTCAAAATCTTCAATGCCGTTAATGTAATAATTTTGAAAAGAGACAATGAGGTCGCCTTTTCTTTGACCTCTGACAGTATTTGTTTTGGCGTCAAATGTGATTTCCCCTTGGATAACTGTCCCCCAGTCGGCATTCACGTAGTCTAAGCGTTCACCGACTTTGAGCCCCACCGTCTTAACAAATGGAGAGGATTGTGGGTGAACCAATGCTCCATTAAATAGGATTGCTAAGATGGTTTCACGATTACCAATGTTTTGAATGTCGTTTAATGTTTTGACATATAACGAGTTCGTCTCGTCGTTGTAAATAATGTACTGCGACAAACCCGTTTTTGGCAGCGGAGCTGTTAAGGTATCTCTGGCGTTGGCTTTACGTTTTCCGACTTGGAACCAACTACCGCTGCTTAATTCCACTTGAGAATTGGCGACATCAATCAATAGGCGACCTGCAATCATCAACCCAAACCCCATGCGTTCATCAAGTTTGGTGTCTGTGACTGCTCCATCAACGATGTTAGATGTTGCAACGGCATTGTTCCCAACCACTGCCACCTTGCCGCCTGAAATTTGCTCTCTTGCATCTTGCGCAAGGTTTGCCCATTTGATTTGGCCAGTACCGTTCTTGTCGACCTTGTTGTCGTCATTTCGCTCCCCTAGTTCTTGACTTGACTTGGCGGTTGTTTGGATATCTTGAAGGCGTTGGTTTAGGGTTTCATATTCCCCACGAGCTTTGGCAACTTCCAAATTAGCGTTACCGTTAGAAGTGCCGTCAGTATAAGTTGTTTCGATAGCTTGAGCAATGGCTTCTCGAACGTCCGCCCCCCTCGTCTTCTTACGGATAGCCCTAGTCAAAACGTCAATGCTTTTAGTGTTTTCTAAAGGTGTCACATCATCGTATAGATTTAAGCGCCCTTCTGCTTCATTCTGTGGCATTTGTTCCTCCTTCTTTTAATTCGTTTTGTAATCGTGTAATTTCGGCTTCTACATCCCTAATCGTCCTAGTGCGTTCTTCCTCGTCCATGTTGAATGATGCAAGTTGATTATCGTAGTTAGCTTTGGCTGCTAGATAATCAGCAAACGCCTTGTCATACGTTGATAATTCTTCTTGCGTTGCATCTACTTTTGGTTGGTTAGGTGCTGTTGGTGCTATCGGTGCAGTACTAGGCTTATTCTTAAGTGCTGTAAGTTGACTTTGCAGAGCCTTCAAGCGCTTAGTTTTTTCGGCAACAGAAGCATTCTGTTTGACACGTTCGATAGAATTTTCCGCTTCTTGCAACTGCAACTGGTACGCTGCAAGTGATTGAGATTGCGAGCCGATAGTCAGCTCGACCGACTGTGGGTTAAGTATATCAATTTTCTTTTCCAAAATTTGCAAAGTTTCAATCCCAGAGAGAGGTGCGTTGATAATCGGGTGCTTGTTCCCGATTTCAAATTTATCGTAACGGTCATCAATCAAATAGCGTTCAACGGCTGAAATCGTCCATTTTGCAAGTGCAATCTTTTGGTTGCGTAGATACTGCTTGCCACGAGCCAATAGGACACTAGGGTTGTCGATTTCCGTCCAGATTACTGGCTTACGGATAACACCAAACTCTTTGATTAGTTCCTTATCCTCAAGGAACACGCTATGATTGTTGACATTCCAAATTGTGATTTGCTCCCTTGTAACATCTGGGCTTTGGTCTTCGTCTGGATGGTCTTTCTGAATATCCGCCCCTACTGGCATAATTTGAGTAGCCAGCCCATCGAAATCAAGCAACCGACTGGCTGATTTGATATTTTTGCCAATCTGGATTGGTGATTTCTTGGTAACTCCAATGTCTTTTGTCCAGTCTAGGTGCAGCACAGTGTTTAACTCGTAAACCCTTAAATATCCACCGATATTGTTGATAATTCGCTCTCGTACACAATCCCATGTGGACTCGTAACCAATATAGCGAAACGGTTTATCCGTCCTACTGTTGACGGTTACTTTTCTCAAAGAATACCGCTTGTAATCTTCAACTTGCCCATTTGCGACATTTAACATTTCTAACAAATACTGCCCTGCCCCACGGTTCGGCAGTTTCTGGAACCATTGAGCCGAGTCATGAAGAAACGAGAGGAAGTCTTCACACGATACTTTTTGGGCGAAACCATTTGTTGTCATTTCGTTGGTTGTGGTCAAAACCCGCCCAACGAATTCAACCGTTCCATCATAGAGATTGACTACTTCGACAACAGATTTGAATGGCACCATCTTGTTATACAACGGATGGGTAAATGGAATGGCGAACGTAAACTCGTGAATGGTATTGAGCGCTTGAGTAATTTCACCAGCGATGATTTTTCCACCTTTTGAGCTATACGGGTTGTGAATTGTCTTCCGCCCAATAGTAGTGCGCAAGAGTTTATCCCCCCGTCTATCGTGGATATTAGGCCACCAGTAAACAGCGTAACCGCCTTTTTTTCGGATGCTTTTGGGTGGGTCTGGAATGGTAATCATCTCACCTCCTAGACCCTCTAGTGTGCCGTTTTGGCGATATAAATAGACATGGGTAAAATATTCCCCTCTATCAAAAGCATGGTCTGAAATATTGATAGTACAATACCAAACATCACCCCACCTTACACCTTGATACCAAATAATATCATCTTGGTCTGCAATCTTGCCAAACTCTTCTGAGTATTTTTCTTTCCTGCTCCACGTTGGGAACGATACGCCTTTAAGGCCACCATCAATGCTTGCGCCAGTCACCTTTACGCTATAGCCAGTATGACTAACATTAAATACTTCAATTTTACCCGAGACCGTCACGCCATCACCTCATTATTAAAATGCATGGCAATTGTGCCATTGCCTTTAGCTTTGAAATAGTTAATACCTCGATATAAGGTCAATGCAAACTCCCTATTCTCACCACGTTTGA